GGCGTTTATCCTGTGAGGAACCCGGTTTATCATGAAACCAGCCATTCAAGAACCACTCGACGCATTCCTGTAACTCATAGCCTACCGGATGCTCCCGGTCATCAAACAGCAGCCAGATCAGTGTATCACTCTTCTCGTATTCATTCAGTTCTTTGTCGTACTGGATAAGAAATACCTGTATGCCGATCCGGAATGATGTATTGACCCTGTATCCGTTCCATTCATCCGGAAGTGGGTCGAGCATGACATTTATCATGCCCTTGCCCCTTTTCTGCCGGAGTTATACCGTTTTCTGGTCATCTCGTAACGTTTGCCGAAGAGTTTATTCATGACCGGAATAATGCCCTCGACAAATTCCACCAGCGCTGCTTCATCCGGCACGATGTCCCCGTAAATGCTCTGAACCGTTCCCTCGCCGAACAGTTTGTCAATCTCCTCGGCGATCTGTTTCAGGTATCTCACGCGGATACGGTTGATCTGCAGCACTCTCTCCACATCAACCTCTCCAGAAGCCGTTTCTTCCTGCTCATGTTCCTTTTTCCACGCCATCGCTTCTTTCTCACAATTCGCAGAGATTTCCTGCAAATTATTGATGATCTTGGCAAAACACTCCGCCGTGTCCGCATCTGCCACGTTCACGCGCAGAACCGTAACCAGATCTCCATCTTCATCCTTAATCGCAATCTTTTTCAGACCACTGTTTAATTTCAATTCTTCCACGAAAATTACCATCCTTTCAGAAATGGGGCAGGACTGAAAGGAACCCACCCCATTATGCTAATTTTTGATTAACACCTATTTTGCCGCCCAAGAATATGAGCCGTCCTCGCTGCTGATCGTGATCGTTCCCTGCTCCACATCGCCGTTACCATTGATCTGGAGTGTCGATTTCAGCGTGTCGCCACCCGCTCCGCCGGTACTTGAAGGGCATACGGTAACCGGAACGCGAATGCAATCACCCACACCAGCTGTCAAATCCGTCTTGTAGAAACGGTAATAATATGTCTCGCAGGCTTTACCGGTCGGAAACTTCTTAAACATATCGTCGATCGTTTTCTGCATATCATCCGAAAGATACTCTCTCTCCGGAGACATGCTAAGCGCATACCCTTTCACGGTATTGCTTGCGCTTTTCATATTGACGTACTGCTTGGAATCTGTACTGGGTCCCCAGTCCTCTGTAATCTCTGTATAACCATCGCCCATCTCTGCCAGTTTTCCAGCGTTGCCACCCATGAGCAGCCCAATGTCAAGCAGAGATACCATGTTTGTTCTGTCCTGCGCGAAGAACTGTAAATTAAATTTCATCTTCCATCCTCCTTATTTCTTGTAAAAATATTTCAGCTGCATATTTACAGCGTAAGTTACTGTTTTCTCATTCTGATTACCGCCGAACACCGGAGATGTCCTTGCGATCGCTTCCAATGTCAGATGCGGATCTTTAAATTCAATCCCACTCTCTTCCATCCACGCTGCAAGATTATTAAGCATCTCCTGTGCATCCATGCTCGCCTTATTGGTAGTTGGCGAACATTTATAAATGATCTGGAACGGCATCTGCGCCACATAGCTTCCACTGACATACTTTTTCAGATATACCGCTCCCTGTATCGGAAACACACCAATGGATCTATCCTCATTAATGGAGTTCCACTTCACGGTTGAATTGTCCGCCTTAAATCCCCGGGGATAATCCGGATATGCCAGCACCAATGCAAGAAGCCCTTTTCCTGCGTTCTCCGCATCCCGGATGGTAAGTTTTTCTGGTTCTGCCATTTATACACCTCCTACCTCAAAATGCGGCAAGATATCCTCATACTTGTCTACGGTCGTGACCTTATAAACATCATCGAAGTTCTCCTGTATCCACTCATACGCATATTCTTCCGGCAGTTCCACATCTGTACGGTCTCCCTTGGCAAAAAAATCCTCCGTAGGGTGGAATGTGATATAATTCTGTTTTTCCTCTTCCGGCAGTGCATCCCATGCTTTCGGGGGAAGGTAAGGCTTGAACATTTTGTTGACGTCAACAAAATCTATGTACAGTTTCACTGCATCGGCGCTGTCAATGCCACTCTTGGAGACGTTCGCCCCCTTGGTTTCCACAAGGTCTACACCCTCAAGCAGTGTCGGATAATACTTCTCTTTCTCGGTCTCCGGATCAAAGGCACGGATGAAAAGGGTAACCGTCTTGTTATCGAAAAATCCCATCTCACACCCCCGCATACAATAATCCGGTGCCGGACAAGTATTCGCACATCATGTCATAACAAAGCCGGTTCTGCGCCGTCTTGTCGTTCAGCACCTTATCAATCAGCGTCTCATTGGTTCCGAAGCTGATCGACCGACCACCGGAAGACATCGACTTCACATTGCCGCCCTTTTCATCACTGGCGTGCGTGGTCTTAAAATCAATCTGATAGAGTAAGTCCGCCAGCGCACAGGTAGCTTTCTGAATCTTCTCGTCATATTCCTGCAAAGATTCCTCTGTAATGTTCCCATAGGTCAACTGTTCCAGCTTTTCAGATGCCCGGTCATTCCACTTAGGGAAAAGGGATTCCTCGATAGAATCCCCATAGTATTTATTCTGATAGAAGTCATACGTGGTATATCCCATCTTGGAATCCCCCTTTCTTATGAGAAATCAACAAGCAAATTCTCGTTGAGTTCCTTGATGCCGTAGATCATATCAAAGGAAATCATGTCCTGCTTGTGCTCGGAATCGTAAGAGAATACGACACGGACGCCGAGACCATCTGCGGATGCAATGTATGCATTTTTGTTGCCCATCGGCAGTTCAAGGTTACGGGTCACAAGTGCCAGACCGTTCCGGTGGAATCCAAGAGCATGTGCCTTGTTCACGATAAAAGCATCTGTTGCTGTCGCGATGGTCTCCGGGATGTTCTGATCTACCTTAACCGTACCAGCTCCAGATGCAAGCGTTACATCCTCGGTCACAGTGTAGAGATATCCGTTCACGATAAGCTGATCCCCTTTTTTGATGGTAGCCGCCGCTGTCTTTCCGTCAGAAACGGTAAACTCTGTGGCATCCTTCGTTCCGGTAACCTTGTAGGATGCAACGGTTCCTGCGGCATCGTTCTGGTTCTCCGGGCAGTTCTGGGACATAAAAGTCTCACAGGTATACACCTTGCCGATCTCGGACTCTTTCAGTGCGATAGAATCTCCCTTGTAGCACTGCTTTGCAAAGTTATCCAGCGTGTTGTACTTGTACAGGATCGTCGGCGGCAGAATTAAGCGTCTGTCCGTGCGCGGTGCCTTTGCCTGATCCAACGCCTTACCAACGCCGGCAATGTCCGAGATTACCGGTGTGCCGGACACAGTAGCTTTCTTCTTTGCTTTTGCAATACCGACCGCCAGAAGATCGGCGTCGATCTGCTGCGCCATAGCCTGCATGGCCGGCGTGATTACCTGCTCAGAAAAATTCTTGATATCAAGAGTCATTTCTTTGGCACCCACATTAACTGTGATATCTCTGAATCTGTCCATCTTGACCGTCGTAGATCCCTCTGTAATATCCTGTGCCACCGTCTGACCGGTGAAATTCTTCGCCACGAATGTAGCCGGCTTTCTCACGGTAATGGTATCGCCCACCTTTACAAACTCCTGGGAATAATCCCTGTGCACGAGATTCGCCATTGTAAGGTTGCTCTGTAACACCATCAGTGCCTCGTTCGCAATGATCTGCGGTGTTAAAATTGTGTTTGGCATAAATGTTCCTCCTTATTACTGATTCTGTTCGCGCCATTTCTTATAGGTCGCGAAATCCATTTTGTTCGGGTCTCCGGTGATCGGCTCGGTTTTTGCTCCGGCTCCCATCGGAGTAGTGAATGTTGCCTGATTCTGTTCATTCTGCTGCGCCTGTTCATCAACAAATGCGCTCGCGTCATTCTTCTTGGCATCTTCCAGTAAGTCGTTGAATCCAATCAGCTTACCGTCCTTGACAGATACATTTGCAGCAATATCGCTCATGATAGCTTTCTTTGCAGATGCCGAGGAAAACTTAACGCCCTCAAATGCCTTTTCCAGCAAATCACTTTTCTCGCGTTCTGCAATCTTGGCATCATAATCTTTCTTTGCTGTCTCAGCCTTCTCTTTCCACTTATCACGCTCTTTTGTGATGGTTTCAAGGTCTTTGCCGTCGAACCCCTTTAAAGTCTCTTCCGCAGTCTCTGCACGTGTCTTGTACTGGTCGCGTTCACCTTCCACTTTTTTGACTTTCTTATCGAGTTCGTCCTTGGAGTATAACTCCTCTTCTCCGAAGCTCTTCTTGATGGACTCTTTCGTCTCATCTGTCAGTTCTAAGCCAAGTTTTTCTAATTCTGTGATTACATTTACCATGTTCCTATACCTCTTTCTTTCCAAGTTGTTACTCCGGTCAGTCCGGCACGAATGAGTTGCTATTTACTCCATAGCTGGCAAAATACAAAGAAAAAGCACGCCCCAAACAGGACGTGCCATCACATCCTATAGTTTTTCTAGGGTAGCGGGCGGATTCCTACGCTCCGTCCGGTGCTTTTCACTTGTCAAGTATATTTTAGCATGGGTTATAAAAAGATTTGTGCCAATTTGGATATTAAAACTCTTCACCAAATTTTGTCATGGTTCTAACAAAGTACACACAATAATATTGACACCCATTTAGTTTTTCTATATAATAAAAGTACATGAGAATAAAGGAGGGTGGTCATATGTATTTCCCTATCGATGATATTTTAAACAACACAACTTTTGGCATTCCAAAAGAAGATTCCAATGAAGTGACTAACATTGTGATGGATATGTTAAATGACATAAATGAAAAATAGAGGCGCAAGCCTCTATTTTTTTGCCGAAACAACAATTTTGTCTTTCACTCTATTCTTCATACGAGAGATTGCTTCTTCCTCATCACACGCCAGCTTATCGTGCTTTTCTTTCCATTTAATGTATAAAGTAGACATATTTGAGAATAATCTATCGCTCTCTTTCACATTATTTCTAAAGACGAATAAATACACCATATAAACGCACTTAAAAAAAACGCCATGCAATGATTGATATACTGTATCATCATCAGCTATTCCACTATTAAAATTTATACTAAAATATTCCACTCCATTTGCCAACTCCATTATAGTATTAAGTAACTTATCGGACGCCTCGTCTATATCCTTTTTATTATACTGTATAGATACTCTCTTACCTGTTTTAGAATCAATCTCTTCTTTCTCTGGAGTGTAAAATCTGTATAAATAAGCACCTTGCAATTTTGCAAATATTCCAGAAATCTCTTTCTCTGAAAACATTTTGCTAATTTCTTCATGATTAAACATTTTGGGGTCTGAATCTTTAATTTTTTCTAGTACCTCATCTCTTAAATTTGCATCATAATAGGCTTCGGTTAGTACATTCATAAGAGGCAACAAATCCTTTTGAAAATTGTTCGCCATTTCAGCTGCCTTTACCTTTTTCTCCCTCTTTCTAATATCAGCATTAGTTAATGACGTATCTATATACTGTAAAACAGAAACAAATAAACCAGAAACCACAATAATTGAAGCCATTATTTGCGAAATATAATAAAGATTCTCTTTCGATTTTCCCTCTACAAAGTATACAATAATAAGTATTGCCACATATAAGACAATAGCTGCCGTTGAAATTTTTCTTTTGTTTTTCATTTTCCCTCTATTCTGCCTAGCCCCTAACCATATCTGTTCAATAAAGATACCTTTTCTTTAATTTTACACCATTCGATGCAGTAAGTCCAATACATTTGTCTTGTAATTCTTCTATAATCCCAATTTTAGGCACAATAAAAGCGCCTATATTTCAAGGCGCTTTTCTCTCTAACACGAAAGGAGGTGCAAATGGATGAGTAACTTCCACCTGACAATATTATAATAACTCATGCTGGTACATGATTTGTGCCAAAATAAAAGAGGAAGCGCTATGCTCCCTCTTCTCTCTGTTTCCAGAGCGGCTTATATGTTCCATTCCTTACTTTGTCATAATTATGAATATAATAATCATATTCTTTCTCATATTCAGCTTCCGACATATCTGTACGAATAAACGGATATTCGGCTTTTGTCAAAAACTCTTTAAAATTCTTATATCTTCTCTCCATAGGTTTTCATTCCATTCTTTGCATACTCTTTTATAGCCTTGTCTCGCAGTGCAATCTCTACCTTCCAAAGATCAATATATCCATCCCTATCCAGCATATCCATTTCAATTTTTTTTCTAAGTTCTTCGTATTCAAGCGGTAAATATGCGCTATTTTTCATTCCATTGCTTTCTACTAATGTTATTATACCATCATTTCTAACCGCCGCAACAACATTTATCTCTGTTTCATTCACCATCAATCCGACATCCGGAAATGATAACTCTGTGTCAACATTATGATTGTGCAAAAATGCCACATTGCTGTGTTTTTTCAGATATGGATAATCCGGGACAACTGATTCCGGTAATCTGTCGGTAACATATCGTCCAATTTCTCCTGTGTTTAAATCCACAAACACGCTATGTTCAAATCCGTCCGCATCTCCTAATTTTGCCAGTTCTTTTGCAACTGTCGATAGACTATCGTTTATATTTCCATCGTATGATTCTAAATCTATCCTATAGGTTCTATTTTCATCATACTTTACTTTTGCCCCTGTATTCACAGAATGAGCCGCCTTGCCTGTCCTCCGATTCTGATACGCCGTCGCCCTGCCATTCGCCTTTGCTGACTGCGCCCGCTTAAATCCGGCTACCTTGATTCTATCAGCCTGTGTCTGCAATCCATTGTCCGCGCAGAACTGCTTATACTTCTGATTCTGCGTCCGCAGGCGGTATGCCAGACGATCATATTCCGGTTGTAGCATGGTCTTTACGTCTGTTTCCGCCACACCGTCAATCTCTGCCTGTTTCACAAGTAGCTGCCGCTTCGTCTGCCGGATGGCACGCTCCATTGCTCTTTGCTGCTGTTGCAGTTCATATACCTTCCGGTTCTCCTCACTGTCAATCTTAAGATTGCCGTTCTCGTCCAGGTAGGGATTCCGTAGAGATTTGTCCCAGGGCTTGTGGGAATGTCGGCAGTTATACCCATGCAGCCCCAGAGGATTTAAGACGTGTCCTGTCCCGTTCACAATATCATAGCCGGTCGTTTCCGCCAGATTCGGCGCATCCGGTTCGCTCCCAGATATTTTATAGCATCTGCCCTGCCAGTTATCATGACCGGCAAGATAC